TTGATTTAACAGTAGGAAGAGCTGATAATGTTTTAGATAACATTGGAGTGATTGCGGGTCCTTTCCCAATCGGTCCTGTAGACTTTCCAATTGATATATCAACCGAACAAGATTTGATTAGTGTTTTTGGTAAACCACTTTCAACAGATTCACAATATGAGTATTGGATGAGTTGCTCATCCTTCCTGTCATATGGTGGGGTTATGAAGGTTGTTAGAACTGCTGGTTCAACACTAAACAATGCTAATGCTGGTGTTGGTGCAGCCTCTACAACTGCTATAAGAATTGATAACTACGATGATTATATTAATAATCACGAAGATGCTACAAATTATACATACGCAGCAAAGAACCCCGGATCTTGGGGAAATGGATTAAAAGTCTGTTTCATTGACGATGCTGCAGATCAAATTATTGGTATTAACACAACAAACCCAGGAGCACTTGGTGCAACAATTGGATTTGGAGTTACGGCAGTTCTTTCAAATCTTACAATTGCGGGATCTGGATCAACGACATCATTTACTGGAGTTCTTAAGGGAATTATTACTGGTGTTTCAACCGATGCAACAAACGGCAGCAGCAGTATTGATGTAAAAATTCTATCAAGAGTTTCTACAGCAGGTACAACTTCTGGTACAGAAACGAAGATTACTTATGGTGAAGGATCTACTTCTGCATCATATCTAACAACAAGTGCTCTTACTTTTGTTAATAACTCAGGTATTGCTACAGGTGGTTCTGCAACTGCTGCAGTAACTCCAACATCTGTTACTGACTGGTATGAAAGTCAAACTCTTGGTTTAACTAATGCAACAATTTTCTGGAGAGAACTTGCACCAAAACCAACCACTACTCAATACACGGATCAAAGACAAGGTTATGGTGATGGACTTCACGTTGTAGTTGTTGATGATACGGGAGAAATTACAGGAAACACAGGTACACTTTTAGAAACGCATTTGAGTCTTTCAAAGGCAGTTGATGCAGTATCTGCTGTAAATTCTCCACAGAAAATCTGGTACGAAGACTACCTTGCAGATTTTTCATCACAAATTTATGCTGGTGGAAATCCTTCAAGTGCTGCTGATGCATATCATGGAACTATTCCACTAGCTACTGGATTCTCTACTGCATTTACTCCAATCACTACTGGAGATGGACTATGGGGTCAAAGTGCACAGGGTGTAACATTTGCTGCAATTGGAAATAAAACTTATACTTTAGCAGGTGGAGTTGATTATTCTGCTTCTGGTGGAATGAAAGCAACTCTTGGCGATTTAATGACATCATATAATCTCTTTAGCAATAAAGATGATGTTCAAGCGGATTACATTATTATGGGTCCTTCAATGGATGCACGAACTGATACTCAAGCAAAAGCAGGATTCCTAATCTCTCTTGCAACTCAGAGAAAAGATTGTGTTGCGACAATCGGAGCTCACAAAGTTGACTTAGTGGGTGTTACAAATACAACAACACAAACAACTAATCTAATCAAATACTTCAGCACACTTGCATCTTCATCATATGCAATATTTGATAGTGGATATAAGTACACCTACGACAGATTTAATAATAAATTTGTTTATATTCCTTGCAATGCTGACGTTGCAGGTTTAATGACCCGTACTAATATTGTTGCTTATCCATGGTTCTCTCCTGCAGGACAACAACGTGGAATTCTGAATAATGCAATTAAACTTGCTTACAACCCAAGTAAAGCACAAAGAGATCAACTCTATCCACAAAGAATTAATCCAATCATAACTCAACCTGGAATTGGTACTCTTCTTTTTGGAGACAAAACTGCTCTTGGATATGCATCTGCTTTTGATAGAATTAACGTTCGTCGTTTGTTCCTTACGATTCAACAAGCACTTCAAAGATCTGCGGAAGCACAACTCTTTGAACTTAACGATGAGTTAACAAGAGCAAACTTTAGAAACATTGTTGAACCATTCCTTCGTGATGTTGAAGCAAAAAGAGGTCTTTATGGTTTCTTAGTTGTTTGCGATAAAACAAATAATACCCCCGACGTGATTGATAACAATGAGTTTAGGGCAGATATCTTCCTGAAACCCGCTAAATCTATCAACTTTGTAACGTTAACATTCGTCGCAA